TTATAATATATATATATGGACTTCGGTAAGATTAAAGGTAATTTCAAAGATTTTAGAGGACTATTAGGTAATCAAGAGGATGATAGAAATGGATTTTTTTTAAATATGTTATACAGATCGATAACTGAAAAGTCTCATGGAAATGTTGGTATAAATGCATCAACCAAAATACAATTTGATAAGGATGACTATCTTCAAATATTTCTAAAAGGATCATATACTTCAACCAATCCCTTTGGTGAATGGACTAATTATTTATTCGATATAATGATTACTCTATTTGCATATGATATTCTTAACAAAACACTTGTATCAAATAGATCAAAACGAGATCAACAACTATTTGAAAATATAACAAAAAATGTTTTATTAGCATTAAATAATATAAAAGCAAAGATAACAGCTCCTCGCGATGAAAAAATATTCTTTTTAGAACGGGTTATTTTGCTATTATTTGAATCTATTAACGGTATAAATGTTTCAATTGGCAGTGTAATTAATTGGAATGTAGAAATTAAAGGATTTATGTTTAGAAATTTAATAGATATTCGTACTAATATTAATTATATATTTGAGCACTTTGATGATTTTTTTATAGCGACAGATTATACTGTTTCTAATTTAAATGCTAAAATTGCGAATATAACACGATCCTATTTAGATCCAACAACAAATGTCACCTATGTACACTTTGATTTTACCGATATTAACGATACATCAAGAAAAAACTTTACATTCGCTGTTGATAAATATATATATGCTAAATTAATGAATGTTGGATCGCCTAAAATGTATGAAGACACCACATCGTTTTTAGATGAACCTGATAGTATTGATGGACAACGATTTTATAGAAAATTGGATAATTTAGATAAATTATATACATTAAGTAAAGATGGTGTTGAAATAGAGGTACAACTAGGATCTCCTACTGCAGATGCGGTCTTTAGTACTCCAAATAAAATGTGTGAAGTGAGTGGTCTTAAATTAAATCATACAGACTGTGCAGACTTTTTTACTAAATGTATAATTGATGGAGGTGAAGAGAATATTGAAAACTGTAAAATTTATTTGCAAGGTACGGATTTTTGGGCACGTACTAAAGATGAAATTCAAAATATGATCCCTCAGGTTGCCGTACAAATTTTACAAAAATTTGGTTTAAATACAATATCCATGTTTGATAATACAGCAAATATGATGTTACTAAAATTCCAATCCTATTCGTCATGGATTAAAGAGTTGAAAGATAATAAACAAGTGACTCCTGCTGAATATGACAATATTCAGAAAAATGATAAATTAGAAGGTTATATTAGTTTAGTTGTTGAATTTGTAAATAGTAGTCCCGCTATTTTAAATGTAAATTATGCTGGTGTAAGCGACGAAGGTTGTATCAGTCATCCTAAAGAATTTGAGGGTACCAGATTACGTGATTATGGATTATTTGGAAGAAAAACTTTTTTCCCTGCAACTTATAATCAAGGTCTACAAACTTTAAATTTAATTAGAAATAATCAACAACATCTTATTAAATTAAGAGGTTATCCCGGTGGATTAATGATGGTTGGTGGTGGACCTGCAGTAACTCAAGTTCCTAAAGTATTAAAGAATTATAGTAAAGTAGCAGCCAGTCATATTTTAAGAAATACTTTTAATTCATTTAGATTACAATTAGAAAGAAAAAATAAAAAACTAAATGGGAGCGATATCGATAAAATTGAAAAATTATTAATTCAATTAAAAAACAGTGAATCAAAATTAATTAAAGCATTCTATTTACTCGAAAAATATAATGATAACTTTGATAGTTTCGCTAACAATGACCCAAACAAATTCTTTAACATGCATGATTTAGAAATAATGCAAAATAAAAAAGATGCCTCAATATCTAAAGTTTCAAATAGACAAGGAAATTTAATTAGTATTCTTGAGACTATATTAAATGCGGTAGGTGATGCAGAAGAATCTCAATAAAAACATAAAACATAAATAAATAAATAATTATTTATATATATAATTTATATATATAAATGGCATTAGGACTTTTAATTTTAGTTTCAGTTGGTAAAGAAAATATATATTTATCAACACAACCGGAAATAACATTTTTTAAAATAGCTTATAAAAGATATACTAATTTTTCAATTGAAACTGTTGCACAATACTTTAAAACTATACCCGATTTTGGAAGAAGAGTAACAGTAAATATATCAAAAAATGCTGATTTATTAGGTAAATGTTTTTTATTTGTAAATTTACCAGATATCATAACAAGTAATTCATCTATATTACCATACGGTATTAAAAAATTTGCATGGGATAAAAAAATAGGTTTAGCTTTAATTAGATATATTGATTTAGAAATAGGTGGAATATTAATAGAACGTCATTTTAATGATTGGTTAAATATATGGTTTGAATTAACCACATCATTAGGTCAAAAATCAGGTTACAATAAAATTATAGGTGATATTGAATTATTAACAACATATACTAATGGTAAAAAATCATATAGTTTAAATATTCCATTAAATTTTTGGTTTTGTCAAGATTCTGGTTTAGCATTACCTTTAGTTTCAATGATACATAATGATATTAAAATTCATGTTGAATTTAATAATTTTTCAACTTGTTTTAGAGAATCACCCACACATTTTATTAAAATTGATGAACCATACTGTTTATATAAAAAAGGTGAAATAATAAAACAAAATGTTGAAGGAAATATAACAATTGGTGAATTTGTATATTTTGATTATATTAATCAAAATATTTATTATAATAAATTAAGTGGTGATTTTGTTATTCCCGTTTTAACAAATTCAAGATATGCAATATTTGGATTAACAACATCTTTTGAATGTAATATAAGTTTAAATTCAATGGTAATTCAAGATGAATCGTATTTTAGATTTAATACACCTTCATTATTAGAAGCTTATTTATTAGTAAATTATATTTATTTAGACAATGTAGAACGTTTTAATTTTATTAATAAACCTCATGAATATCTAGTACCTATAGTACAAAATATATCTGAACAAGTATGTTATAGTAGTAATGTTGCATATAAAATACCGTTTATAAATCCAAATAAAATAATTTTTTGGCGATGTTGTTTAATGTCAAATATCCAAATAAATGATTTATTTAATTACTCATTATCACCTTTAAATTTGACATCAAGTTCAATAATAGAAAAACAACAAATTATTTTAAATTCTGTACCTAGAATGGACTTGAATAATTGGGAACATTATACTAAATTACAAATATATTTAAATAATTTTTGCTCTACCGATTCAAATATATATATGTTTTCGTTTAGTTTAAATCCATTAGATTATCAACCATCTGGATCGTTAAATTTTTCCCAAATCGATGATACATATATTCAATTAACATTAAATAAAAATATAAATTATCAAAATACAGTATCCATAAAAGGATTTGGGTTACAATATAATATTTTTAGAATATCTAATGGATTATCTGGACTAGGGTATACATTATAATATTATTATTTAAAGATTCTCTTTATTACTAGTTAATATATGTTTTTAGTGGATAAATATTATGAAATGTCTAATAACATAATATATGAGAATACAATAATTGAAAAAATTATAAATAGTTTTAATTCTCATAATTGTATTTATAAAGATATAAATAAAATTATTACCAAACCACATGAAGATTTTATGAAAATTGTAAATGATTTAGATCGAGGTACCTTGAAATTTAGTAATTTTCAACATATAATAGTCTACGGATCTATAAATAATAATAAAGAATATCTTGTAAATTTATTATTAGAAAAAATTTATGGTAAATCTTGTATTGAATTAAAAGATGTTGATTATATGATAAATGGCTATGGTAATACAAAAACTAAAGTAACCATCAAACAAAGTAAATATCATATTATAATTGAACCAAATTCTAATGGTTTTGATAAATATTTAATTCAAGAAATTATTCAAAATTATGCTAAAACAGAAATTTTAAATATTTTGAAATATAAAAAATTATTCAAAATTGTAGTTATAAACAAATTAGATAATTTGTCATATTATGCACAAGCTTCTCTTAGAAGAACAATGGAAAAATATTCACATATTTGTAAATTTGTTTTTATATGTGATCAATTATCTAAAATAATAGAACCTATTAGAAGTAGATGTTTATTATTAAGAGTATCATCACCTACAAATGAAAAAATAATGGGTGTATT